TATGACTACGCCTTCAACGGCACGGTCATGGATGAAATTAAGTGGGCAGACCTGTACGGCATCACGCCGGTCAGCAAAACCCACTTTGGCAACAAGACCACGGTGCACACCATCACTCAGGCGACCGCGCGCGCAACGGCTGTCAAAACCCGCCAGCTCAACTGCATCGCCAGCAGGTTGCTGCCCACCTACAACGGCAGCACCTTCAGCGCCACTCTGGACGCCACCGGCCTCAAGACCTCGGGCACGCTGTATGCCACCTCCAAGCTGGTGGACATCATCGCGGCCGTTGCCGTTGACCCCAAGATCGGCGCGCGCACCCTAGCCACCGATGTGGACATGGCGCAGATCTATGCCACCCAGCAGGCGCTGGATTCCTGGAGCCCACTGTGTGGCCAGTTCAATTACACGTTTGACACCGACAACACCAGCTTTGAAGAAACCCTGGTCACCATCGCCAACGCGGGCTTCTGCATTGCCTACCGGCAAAACGGCAAGATCCGGCTGGCGTTTGANCGGGCCCAGACNGCCAGCACGGCGCTGTTCACCCACCGNAACAAAAAGCCCCGCAGNGAGACNATCACCCGCACCTTTGCCAGCGANTCNGACTATGACGGCGTGCAGCTGGTCTATGTGGACCCGGACAGCGANACCAGCGAGACCATCACGCTCCCGCTGGATGGCAGTGCNACCAANCTCAAAAAGTTTGAGATTGCGGGCATCCGCAACTTCGACCAGGCGTGGTACCGGGCGAACCGCGAATACGCCAAGCTGCGTGGCCAGCGCATCACCCTGGAGACCACCACTACGCTGGACGCCCGCAGCCTGCTGCCCAACGCCCGCATCGATGTAGTGGACAACACCCGCTTCAAGGCGTTTGACGGTGAAGTAGTGGGCCAAAGCGGCATGGAGCTGACGCTAAGCCAGGATGTGCAATTCACGCCCGGAGCAGCCCACAGCATCGTGCTCATGAAGCGCGACGGATCGCTGCAAAGCATTGCCTGCACGGCGGGCAGTGCTGCCAACAAGGTCGTGCTGGCTAGCCTGCCGGCAGAGGCCATCGTCACCAGCTACGGGGCAGACGGCATCCGCACCATCTTCAGCTTTGCCGCCGATTCCGTCCGTGGTGCCATGGCCTACCTGGTGCAAGAGCTGGACATCACCGATGGCCAGTACGTCACCCTGCGCGCCATCAACTACAGCGCCGACTACTACGCCGCCGACACGTCCGCCGTGCCCGCCAAAGCCTCTGTCATCAATTAACTCGATCAAGGAAACCCATGACCGCCATCAGCATCACTGATCTGAACAACGCCAAGACGGACGTTGACCATATTGCAGAAATCTCTTCCTCGGTAGCCCTGACTGCCACCGACCGCCTGGGCAACGTCAAAGACACCCTCACCGGTGCCATGTACAAGGTCAGCGCCTTCAACAGCCGTGGCGCTTGGGTGACGGCGACTGCCTACGCCATCAAAGACTTGGTGAGCAATGCGGGCACCTGGTACGTCTGTGTGGTGGCGCATACCTCCAGTGCGGCGTTTGCTACGGATACGGCCACTAAGTGGCGTGTGTACCAAGGCGTTTTGGCGGGGGATTTGGCAGCATCTTCCGGGGCGTCCATGTCTGGTTTTGTTTTAACTGGAACAGGTGCAGTAGCTACAACCGTACAAGATGAGCTGCGATCTAGGGCCGTTCGTCCAGAAAATTTTGGTGCAGTTGGTAATGGAGTTACATCTGACGCTACGGCGTTTGTAAATGCAGCGGCTCTTGGAAAGCCTCTCTATTTAACTAGCGGGAAAAACTACATCATTGATGTGCCGGTAACCATCGGCGTTTCGATGTACGGTGAAGGCCCAGCAGACGGTCAAGCAACCATCACACTCACTGGCACCGGGCAGCTTGTCGTCGGCGACTGGCATTGCCATTGGGATGGTTTCCTGGTGCAGTCGGCAGTTAACGCACTGACATTCGTGAAGTGCGCTCAGAGTTTCTTCACGTTCACCAACTACCGGCTGTTTGCATCTGGCGCTGGTACTGGTCAAACAGGTATCAATTTCGACTGTTCAGCAAATAGCGTTTATTTCTGCAACGTCAATAATTTCAAGCACAAGGTGACTTACCCGGTTTCGATTACCGGATCGGCACCAAACGTATTCAACGCTAACACCATCGGCGCAAGCCTGCGGGATGATTGGCATAACTTCGCATCTGCCATTTCAATCTCCGGTGTGGCTGCATGTGATGCAAATGAATTCAATGGGTACTTTGAAGTAGGAACAAATATTGTCAGCTTCACTGCAACCGCTCTGCGTCAGAACCGCTTCAATATTATTTCCGATGCAGTAACTCGGGTTCTCAATAGCAGCACAGCAATATCTGATGTGAACGAATGGCACATTTTGTCAGGTGGATTCACAACAGCAGGGACGTATCCGCAGAATCAGATTCTTATTGGACCTGATTCGACAAAGGTTCGCGGCACCAATGCAACGGCAAACTCGATCAACAACGCAACGTCAACGGTACTCACTTATGACGCTGAAGCATTCGACACCCTCTCAGAGTTCACAAATGGGACTGGTGTGTTCACGCCAAAGAATGCAGGTTACTACCAAGTAGATTGCGCCGCACTGAGTGCTTCCGTTGCTTGGCCTGCTGGGACTCGGTGGGAAGTGAGCATTTTCAAAAATGGCGTCAAGTACGCGCAGGGTGATTACAACGTAGCGGACGCCGCAACTACGCGCCAGCGGTCAAGTCGGGCGACTGCTTTGGTGTATTGCAACGGAACCACCGACTACATCGACAGCCGAGTGATTCACAACCAGGGCGGTGCTGTGACTGTTGATACGGCCCCAACAGCAAATTACTTTAACGCCACTCGGGTTTAAGGAACCACCATGAATATTCAAATCGCTTTCAATATCGCCGTTGCCCTAGTCGCCTTCTTGGGCGGGTGGGTGCTGAATTCCCTAAAGGATTCGATAAACCAGCTCAAGGTCAGCGATGGCCAGCTGGCAGACAAGGTGCAGCACATTGAGGTACTCGTGGCTGGAAATTACATCACCCGAGATGCGTTTGACAAGCTGGCCACTGCACTATTCACCAAGCTGGACCGCATTGAATTGAAGGTTGACGGAAAGGCTGACAAATGATTTACCTGATCTGGGTGGTCTGGGCGCTGATTTCGTTTTTCACAGCCGTTTGGCTCAAAGGGTTGTCATGATCACTGCACTGTTTTCATTCCTGGGCGGCAACGTCTTCCGCATGATCTTCGGTGAGATCATCAGCTTCCTGAACAAGAAACAGGATCATGCGCAGGAGATCGAGCGCATGCAGCTGCAGGCGCAACTTGATGCCGCTCAGCACCAGCGCAACCAGGAAGCAATCAAGGTACAGGCTGATCTGGGTGTTAAGACGATCCAAGTGCAGGCTGAGGCGGCGGTGGGTCAGATCGAGGCCGATGGATGGCTGGAAGCGGTCAAAGCCACGGCGATCAAGACCGGCATTGCCTGGGTGACGCCTGGAATGCAACCATTCGGCCCGTTGTGGCTACTTGGTCAATTGTCATGCTCACTTTGGCCGAGATCGGTGCGATTCACAGCCTGAGCGAGAACGTCACGGCGATCTGCTCTTGCGCGCTGGGCATCTACCTGGCAGATCGGTCGCTCATGAAGCGTGGAAAATGAGCCCGCTCGCAATCTGGCTTATCTGGTGGCACTGGCCGTGGACGCGCTGACCACTCTACCCTGGTGCTGATCCGGCGCTTTGAGGGCCTGTTTCTCGCGCCCTACCTATGCCCGGCCGGTGTGCCCACTATCGGCTACGGAGCCACGTACTACGAGAACGGCACCCGCGTCACCCTGCTCGACACACCGATCACTAGGGAGCGCGCTGAGGCCCTGCTGCTGTGGCATGTCAAAACGGTGTACCTGCCAGCGGTTTTACGGTGGTGCCCGGCAGTCATCCACGAAACACCTGGTAGGGCAGCCGCTCTAATAGATTGGACGTTCAATCTTGGAAGCGGTAACCTGCGGGCATCCACTCTGCGACGGCGGGTTAACTCGGCCGACTGGGAGGCAGTGCCGGGGGAGGTACTGAAATGGAACAAGGCCGGTGGCCGAGTGCTCAAGGGATTGACCATTCGCCGCCGAGCTGAAGTAGCACTGATCTGACATCGACTTTCGTCAAACGGGAAATCACCCACCCAAAGTTTCGTATTCCATCTTTACACCTGGTGTAAAGACAGGGCGACCGGCCAGAGTGCGCTAACACCCTGACCGGCCGCCAATCCACGATCAAGCCGTGAGCCAGCCTAGGCCCTGCCACCTACCGGTAGGCGGGAACAGTGTAACAACCACCTGGACACCCTCACAATGGCATCCCCGATCATCCCCTGGTTGGGCGGCAAACGTCGCCTGGCCGAAACCATCCTGCACCGCTTTCCCCCGCATACCTGCTATGTGGAGGTGTTCGCCGGTGGTGCTGCCATGTACTTCCTGCGGCAGCCTGCCGAGGTGGAAGTCATCAACGACATCAACGGCGACGTGGTCAACCTATACCGCGTCATCAAGAACCACCTGGAGGAGTTCGTGCGCCAGTTCAAGTGGGCGCTCTCCAGCCGGGAGGTGTTCAAGTGGACCCAGATCACGCCCAGCGAGACGCTGACCGACATCCAGCGTGCGGCCCAGTTCTATTACCTGCAGCACCAGGCCTTTGGCGGCCGGGTGCAGGGCCAGAGCTGGGGCACGGCCACCACAGCGGCCGCGCCCACGGTCAACCTGCTGCGCCTGGAGGAAGACCTGAGCGCCGCCCACCTGCGCCTGGTTGGCGCGTACATCGAGCGGCTGGATTGGAAAGAGTGCATGCGTCGGTACGACCGGCCGCACAGCTTCTTCTACCTCGACCCGCCGTACTGGGAGACCGAGGGCTATGGCGTGCCGTTCCCGTTTGAGGAATACGTGGCCATGGCAAAGATGATGCGCGAGATCAAGGGCAAGGCCCTTCTGAGCATCAACGACCACCCGCAGATCCGCGAGTGCTTCGCTGGCCTGCATGTCGAGGAAGTGCCCATCAAGTACACGGTGGGCGGTGGCCACGGCGTCGACCGCATGGAGCTGCTGATCAGCAGCTGGGATGTAGACGCGCAGCCCGCTGGGTTGTTTTGAGTTTTCTGGTTTCGTCACCTCGCCGCGATTAAGAAGGTGACACACGATTTTGAAAGACCTATATGACCACTATGCGCGCCAAATTTCAGGTTGGCTTTGTTCACATTCACACTCAGCGAGTGAATGAAGCTGGCCACTATGACCCAGCCGGGGAGCCAGTTAAGACGATGGAATCGCTCAATATGCATGCGGTGGCCGCCAGCAAGTACCCTGCAGACGGCTCCGACGAAGACAACACCTATGCCAAGTGGAGTCCTGGCGCACAGTTGAGCATCAATATCGCGAACCCCGCCCTATGGGACAAGTTCAAGGTGGGCGACAAGTTCTACGTGGACTTCACGCCAGCCTAACCCTTTTGCAGTTGTCTCCTGCCGTGCCAAGGTTCACGGCTTTACGCCCTCCATCCCTCACGGGGTGGGGGGCTTTTTTGCGTCTGAAAATTGCTCCAGGCTCTCGGACATGATCAGTTTCCCGAGGCGGTCGATGCGAATCATGCGTGCCGTTCCCCCCTTGGCCAGCAGCATCATGTCCATTGGGCCCTTGTCTTCCGTGGGGCGCACGCCGCGCTGGTAAATCACGATTCGCTCAAAGGTGTCGGCCACCAGCTGGCGGGTTTGCAGGCGTGCATCGTATTCCTGCGCCTCTACACCGGCCGCCAGGCGCTTCCATGCTTCGTCTGTGCCCTGAATGTCAGTGCGTGCGGTCGCAGCCAGATCACGCTCTGCCTCCTGGATGGTGGCCTCCAGCCGCTGTTGCTCAGCCTCCAGTTCGCGGGCCCGCTTGGCAAAGGTCAGCGGCACGCCATCCTCGGCGCTGGCCAGCATGGCGTCAGTGAGCTTTTCCAGCTTGCTGGCCACGTCCACCAGGTCTTGCCGGGCTTTGGTCAGCTTCGCCATGGGTCCGGCGGACCTATCAGCGCCATAGAGCGCCTGCAGATTGACGATGTCCGAGCAGTACTCCATCAGCGCCCGCTCGAAAGGGTAGACGGACACAGACCCGCCGACCGAGCAGCCGCCGTGCGAGTAGCTGGTGCAGTGCAGACGTCTGTGGCCTGGTTGGATGCGGCCAAGTTCGTCCCGGTTGCGGGTGCCAATGTTCTGCCCGACCAGCGCGCGGCCGCAATAGCCGCACACGGTGATCCCGATGCCGGTGAGGATGTGAGGCACTGGACCCTTTGCCTTGCGCCTGCCTCGGCCGCTATTGGCCAGCTGCAGGCCATCCCACTCGGCTTTGGTAAGCAGGGCAGGGTAGTAGCCGGGTATCCGGTATGTATCCGTTCCCAAAGCCATTTCCTTTTCGCCGATTAGTGCTCGTTGTTTCACCAGCCGGTAGATCTGCAGCGATTGGGGGCCACGTCCTGTCAGGGATAGCCCCTGCTCGGTCAGGCGCTCGATGATCTTGTTGGCTCCATACCCGATCAGGTAAAGCCGCAGGCCTTCGCGCACGGCCGCCACGCGCTCTGGTATTTCCTGCCACTGGCCATCCACCAGTCGCAGCCAGACCGGGTCTTTCCCATTTCGAATCAGCGCACGGTTTGTGCCAGCGATCCAGCCTTCGCACTGTTTTCTGATGCTGGCCAGCACCCGTTTGCTCTTGGTGTCGCTCTCTTCGTGGGCGCGGATCATGACCAGGAGCGAATACACCAGGTCCATCGGGTTNGCCTTGAGGTGCTCGCGGCTGTACTTCTTTCCGTCGCTGGCCGTCACCACCGTGATGCCGGCATTTACAATCTGCGCCAGTTGGGCCTGGGCCTGGATCGGCTCTGCCCTCGAAAGCCGGTCGAGGCCTTCCACCACCAGCACGGACCCCGTGGGTATCCGGCCCTGTTCGACAGCGACCAGGAAGACGCCGAGTGCCCCGGACTTGATGTGCCGCTGGTGGTAGGCCGATAGACCCTCATCCCGCAGCGAGAGCGTTTCGTCCAGGAGGAGGCCGTGTTCAGCGGCCCACTTGGCGGCGTAAGCCATCTGGCGCTCACTGCTGTGGCCCGAAGCCTGGCGCGGATCGCTGAACCGCATATAGCTGTAAACAAGACCTGTCAAACTACACCCCATGAACGAAATACAAGAAAAAATCCCGCGTATAGGTATGGTATCGCTAGGATGCGC